GTCTGTTGAAGCATATGAGATAGATCAGTCCGCTAGATTTAATTCTGGAGACTCTGCTTATTTAAGTAGAACAGTTACTACATCTGCTACATGGACTCTTAGTGTTTGGGTAAAAAGAGGCAATTTATCTGCTGCTATGGGAGTGTTAGAAGGAGGTCTTCATTTTAATTCTGGAGATACTATAACTGCTGTAGGACTTACAACCTCAGCAGTGTTTAGAGATGTTTCATCTTGGTATCATATAGTTGTTTCAAATAGCGGTCTATATGTTAACGGTAGCCGTTTAGGTGATGTATCAACAGGAGCTTTAACTAATCCAGATATAGGGCGTAACAGTTCAAGTTATTTTGATGGTTATTTAGCTGAACTTAATTTTATTGATGGGACATCTTTAGCTGCCGCTACATTTGGAGAAACAGATACAAATGGTCAATGGGTTCCTAAAGAGTATAGTGGATCTTATGGAGCTAAAGGTTTTTATTTAAAATTTCAAGATTCTTCAGCTTTTGGAGATGACTCTAGTGGAAACACTAATGATTGGACTTCTAATAATTTAGTTGCTACAGATCAAGTTCTTGATTCTCCAACAAATAATTTCCCTGTAATGAATCCTCTGTTAGGATCAACAATAGACAGGTTTAGTTTACTAGAAGGTAATCTTAAAATAACAGCAAATGGTAGTGATTGGAATGCTGGTTTTGCAACTTTTGGAGTTCCTCTTTCTGGTAAATGGTATTGGGAAAATGTTATAACTGGAAACAACAATGGTTATGGAGGAGTTGTTGATAGAGCTGAAGATCTAACTGTAACCAACCCTACTGGCGGTTTTATTTATGTCTTTTGGGATGGAAGAAAAAGAGTCGATGGAACATTTAGTTCTTATGGAGCAACAGTTTCAGCAGGAGATATTATTTCATACGCTATTAATATGGATACAAGCCCTAGACAAATTACTTTTTATAAAAATAATTCTACTCAAGGAACTTTAGATATAACTGGCTCATGCGCTACCGAAGATATTTTTCCTTATATAACATCTTTAACAACTAATCATTTTAATTTTGGACAAGATAGTTCGTTTGCTGGAATAAAAACAGCTCAAAATAACGCAGATGGAAATGGTATTGGAGATTTTTATTATTCTCCTCCAAGTGGTTTTTTATCAATATGTGCTAGCAATATGCCTGAAGTTAGCGCAGAAACAGTATCTTATGTTGGTAATGGAAGTACAGACGGAACTTTTGTTTACCTTGGATACTTGCCTTCAAGCTTTACTATAAGCAGCACAACTTACTCTTTATCTGCTACTAACCCAAGTTCTGATGTTGATTGGTTAGCAAATGGTTTAAAAATTAGATCAACTACAAGAAATGGGAATGGAACAAGTTACAGTATTACAGCAGCACCTATTGAGCAAGACTTTAAATATTCAAATGCGAGGTAATTATGTGGTATAGCGAAACATTAGGAACAATAAGAACGCCTCGCGGTGTTACCGTAGACGGCATTCAACACCCTGCTAGTATTTTTACTTTATGGTCAGATGAAGAGTTAGCGGCTATTGATATTTATCCTGCTGCTTTAGATGTTCCTGACCAAAGATATTATGAAATTGGTGATCCAAGTTATACTCTTACAGATGGTACATACATTATATCTTATGCTTCAACCGAGAAAAATGTAAATGGTTTAAAAGATGAAAGAAACAATACAGTAAAAAGTATTTCTGCTTCTTATCTAGAAAAAAGCGATTGGATGGTTATTAGAGCTTCTGAAGGAGGAACGGCTGTTCCTAGTGCATGGACTACTTATAGAGCAGCAGTACGAACCGAATCAAACGATAAGAATTCAGCTATTGATGCTTTATCAACTTTAGATGATATAAAAACATATGACAATAACGGTGGTGTAACTGCCGGATGGCCTGAAGTACCTGAATAATGGCTCTAATACAAATAGATAACGTTGGTCAAATAGGAATAGTTAAAGAAACTAGTCCTTGGAACTTGCCGCCTAACGTCTGGTCTGATGGAAATAATGTTAAAACAGAAGAGGGTTCTATAAAAAAATGCCCTGGGTTTGCAGAAGTATTGCAAACTTGTCCTGTTGCTCCACATCATCTTACACAGATATCTTTAGGGATTCCAGAGTTTTGGATTGTTGGTGGCTTAACAACAATATATGCTTACGACAATACTGGTTCTTCTACCGCTTTAAATGGAGCTATAAATAATAGCGTTACAACTATTACTGTAGATTCTACATCTGGTTTTGAAAGCGTTGGAACTATCACTATTGATAGTGAGAATGTAACCTATACAGGAAAAACAGCAACACAATTTACTGGATGCACTAGAGGTGCTGATAGTACTGCTGCTGCCTCTCACGATGACAATGCAACAGTAACTAGATCTACTAAGTGGTATAACATTACTAGAGCTAGTGGAGGTTACAATACAACTGCCGATGAAGGTTGGACTTCAACTGTTATTGGTGGCGTATTAGTAATGACTAATAATATTGACAACCCGCAATTCTGGGCTTTAACTGATGGCATTCCTTTGTCAAGCCAAAAAATGCAAGACTTATCTAACTGGCCTTCTGCTACAATACTAAACGGAGCTATAAACGATTCCGTAACAACAATCACTGTTGACAGTACAGAAGACTTTCCTTCTGCTGGTCAAATAACAATTGGCTCAGAAAAAGTTACTTACACAGGAACTACTTCTACGCAATTTACTACTTGCACTAGAGGAACAAATGGAACAGCAGCAGCTTCTCATAGTGACAATGCAGCTGTTACTATTACGACTAGATGTAAATCTCTTAGAGCTTTTAGATCATTTTTAATAGCTCTTAATATTACTAAAGATGATGTTAACTTTCCTAGAGTAGTCAAATGGAGTACAGAAGCCGCATCTCAAACTTTGCCTACTTCATGGAATGAAACAACTAGCACAGTTGATGCAGGTGAATTTGAACTTGCAGATACAAAAGGAGCTATATTAGACGGACTGCCTTTAAGAGATTCGTTTATGATTTATAAAGAAGATGCTGTGTATTCAATGACTTTTGTTGGAACACCTTTTATCTTTGCCTTTAGACAGCTTTCTCCTACTATTGGAGCAATAGCAAAGAACTGTGTAGCAGAGTTTGATGGTGGACACGCTATCTTTGGCAAAGGAAATTTCTATATAAATGATGGGCAAAGAATCAAACCAATTCTTCCTATTAAATTAAAAGAGTATGTATTTCAATCTATAGACGGACAACAAACAAACAAGAGTTTTGTTGTTGCTGATTATGGAAGGAATGAGATACTATTTTGCTTTACTGCTGATGGTTCTGGAACTGACCAACCAAATAAAGCAATAATATGGAACTACATAACTAATACATTTACTATTAGAGATATACCTGATTGCGCTCATATTGGATATGGTAACGTAGCTAACCCTACCTCATCAACAACATGGGCAGCAACGTCTGGTACTTGGGCTACTGCATCAGGTCCATGGACAATGAGTTATGGACAACAAGATAAAGTTTTACTTTTTGCTGACCCAGGCTCTACTAAACTATATAGAGATCAATCAGGCAATAAAGAAGACACTTCAAATATGGAGTCTTATATTGAAAGAACGGGTTTAACTCTCGATGAATCTGGAAGACCTAACCAAAACGTAGTAAAAAGAATAAGTGCAATATATCCCAATATGGCTATATCTAGCACAAACGAAATAAACGTTTATATTGGAACACAAATGACTACTGAAGGTGGTATAACATGGAGTTCTCCAGTAACATTTAATCCAAATACTCAGTCTAAAGTATCTGTTAGAGGAACTGGAAAATTGTATGCTGTTAAGTTTGAATCAAATACTGATTTAAGCTGGGAGTTAGATAGTTATGCTATTGATGTAAAAAATGTAGGATCAAGAGGATCGAGAGCTTACTAATGGCAACATTTGAAGATAGAGTACAAAAGAGTGTTACGTTATATGAGCCTGGTCCTATCCCTGAACAACAGGAAGATCTAGGAACTTATCTGGTAACAGAGTTAAAAAGACTAGGAAATATTATTTACAATCAAGCTGCATTTAGACTCGAAAGGATTCATGTAGAACCTCAACGTCCTAGAATAGGCGATATAAGATACGCAGATGGCACAGATTGGAACCCTGGAAGCGGAGAAGGTGTTTATCTGTATAAAGGAAATGTATGGTCGAAACTGTAGACACAAAGCTAGTAATAATAAACCCTAACGATATAAATGAAATATGGTTAGAAGTAAAACCTTTAATAGAAAAAGCTTTAATACATGCTGAAGGTGAGTTAAGAAGCGAGGATATTTTACAATCAACATTAAGAAGTCAACAAACTTTATGGGTAGGTTTAAAAAATAAAGATATATTTTGTGCTGGTGTTACAGAAATAATAATTTACCCAAGAAAAAGAGTTTTAAGGATAATAACTTTTGCTACAAAAAACGGCCATGATTATGAACATTGGAAAGATTTCGAAAAAGTTATTGAAAA